ACGCAAGCCTTTGAGACCCTGTCGCTTGCCTCGGACATATCAAGGGTGGCATATCTGCCATCCCCTGATGCTATCTGAGACAAAACCTGGTTCACCGTTTGGTCACTGAAATTCATGTGACCAGCAGTGAAACGGCAGTCTTCCAGCTGCCGAACCAGTAACCGGGACAGAGCTTGCTGTGCATATTGCATGCACACCGGCTCCACCGCAATTACTCGAGGCGATCTCAACGTCTTGGGGACGAATACAACCCTAACGGGTTCTTCGTCCTCGGGCGGCACGAGGTACGGCCAAGAAACTAAATCTTCGGCAGTAGCGAGATTACTCGCTCTACCGAAACGGTCGTAGGTAAAACCTACTTCCTCTAGTCTCTCGTGCCAACGCGAGAACCTCCATTTCTGATTTCCAGAAATGTGTTCTCTAGTTGCTCCGGGACCATGACGTGGGATGAGCGTGTCCATAAATGGACCTTGACTAAGGGGTAGCGCGCGTAAGATTACGCTTGCTACCTTCTTAGCGGTCATCCACAACTCGTCCGTGGGAGCCTCATCGGCGACCTCGGCATCGCATTGCTTAAAGCTCAGGGTTGCGTCGACGACACGCTCTTTCGAGCATGTACGTTCGATCTTCTTTCCAAAGAGACATACTTGTCTCACGGATCGAATGCAATCAACCCTAGGCTTAGGCAAGAGGGCTCCGTCTGAGCCGAACACGTGAGACAGAAATCCCTGCAGAAATGCAGGAATTTTCGACCCCTTCTTCTTCTTAAAAGAAGCGAAGGAGCCAGGGCTCACCCGCCTTTCATCGAGGCTTCTTTCGAAGTCGCGACAAAAGGAAGGAAGGGAGATCGTTATAAACGAGTCTCCCTCGTGCTCGACACGCTCGCGCAATGTTTCAACATCGCGCAGCACAGATGCGGCGCTCTTCCTCCCACAATCATGCAGGAGGTGCTCAAGGAGCTCTACAAGGCTTTTCACACCGTTCCCCTCTCGGGTAAAGGTGTCCAGGGGTGGTCCCCGTTTTAACTCCATGTTTCCATGGAGACCCCCCCACAGGTCCGCACCAACGAGGTGCGGCCTGTAGGCTACGTACGCTCCTTGACATCTCTGTCAATCAGAGCTGAGACACTTTCATGTCTCGCCGTTCACCATCTTCAAGACGTTTGCGTCAGTGAGGAACCCGATCAGCGCCTTTGCAAGCGACTGAGCGTCGGTTCCTGTGACGCCAACGTTGGGAAAATCGATCACGAACGAAACGGTGGCACTAGCGAGCACATTGCTCGCCGGGGCCAACGGATCGGACGCGTACGAATCTCTCCGAAGACGGGCGCTGACCCTATTCCGAGCCTTGAACTGATGAGCAATGGTGAGATCATAAATCACACCGGAGTCATTCAGTTTGTACTCGGACTGGGCATCACCCCTGCTGATAGCAGGAAGTGACTTTGCAGCCGCGGCATACGTAACTACTTGGGGGTCGGAGAACACTTCGAACTCCTCTCGCTGTTACTTAACCCTGCTCCGGGATATACCCAGAGCGGCGAGAATGGACAGCTGATAAGCCGAAAGGCTTGGCAGCTGGACATTCAAACCATACGGGTTTCCCCCACCCTCCCGTGCCTTCTGCACCACCGTTTGAGTGGTACGGAAAGCATGGTTAACGGCTGGCCAGTACTGGCCAGGCACGTTACGAGCCGAATGACTAACGTGACTCGTCGTCACGGTCTTCGTCTCGACACTCTTCATGATGAAAGAGTATCTTAGGGTGAGGTTATCGACTGCGTTCGGGGATATGTTGGACACGACGTCCCCCACATTCGAGAACCAGTCGATGAGCCAGGACCAAGGCATCACTTCCCACAACAGCTCGGGCGTTGGCAACGCACCGAACAGAGCGAGACGTGCCCTAGCGTCCCACTGCCAAGTATCTATGTCAGGAATGTAGTAGCGAAAGCTACCACTAAACCAGACACGGGTCTTGACAGTTCTCTCCCATGTGCAACG